CCACCGCCGTAATATCCTGCACGTCCGCCATCAGAGAAATCTTCCGGATCAAAGACTTGCATAATGTAATTTTCATCTGCTGCAGCTTTTGCTTCTTCTGCTTTAGTCGCTTTTTCATATCTCATGTTTGAAAGAGATTCTTTGTTTCCCTTTTGTAATCTTGCCAAAATCTGTTCTTCTGTTTCTTTTGTTGGGTTTTTTATTTTATATTCATAACCAGACATACCTTTTTTTTCTGGTACAGAGTTTAAAGTTTTAACACCAGTAGGTATTTCTGGAAGATCAATTTTTCCAATATTTTCACCTCCCATAATAGGTTTAGTTGGATCCATTTTTTTTCCTTTTAAATTAAAAACTTGTGCTGATTTTTTAGGATTAAATAATGTGGACTCATCCATTAAAGTTTTAAATTGCCTGTCCATGTTTTCATTAGTTA